GAACAAGCAGATCAAGGAGATAACGAAATGAACGAACCAAAGAAACGCAACGACAGGGTTATCAGCATCGACAAGGAACTTCACCAGCGTGTTCGCGAATACTGCGACACCTGCGGGATGAAAATGGGTTTCTTCGCCAAAGAAGCGATTACTCGTCACCTCGACCGATTGATGCAGCAACAATCGGAAAAACGGGACTGACGCGCGCCGATGGCGATTCCTTCCGTGTGGGAGGAACAATCCCCTCTCGTCAAAACGCTTGGGATGGCGGGAGGGGCAAATTTCCTAAAACTATGAATCTGAGAGACTACCAAAAGAAAGCGGTCGAATGGGCCAAGACGAGCGATGGCCTTATCATCGCACCCGCTGGCAGCGGCAAGACATGGATTGCCGCGAGCATCATCAAGTACCTTCACGAACGTCAGACCATCGGAAGGTTCGGTTGGATTGCCCCAACCCGCGAGACATGCCAGCAAGCGCGCACATCGCTCAAGGTTGCTGGCGTACCTGACGAGATTGTCGAAGTCCGCTGTCCTCACGAATCCGTAGACTTCAGTCAGAAGGATGTGCTGATTGTTGATGAAGCGAAGCACAGCCCTGCTGTCGGATGGCGTCGAATCATCGAGTCATGCAAAGGGTTTCGCTACGGATTCGACGCGACTCCTTGGTCCGATGACGATGAGCGAAATGCGGTGACGCGAACGCTCTTCCACAACCGCACCTACGAAATCAAGCGAAGCGACATCGGGGATTCATTGGCCGACGCATACCTCGAAATCAGCGATGCCACGGACCTTGGCCTGCACCAGAAGATCGATGACAACATCAAGCGTCTGTTCGATGCGCGACGCAGGTACATGCGAATAAGTGACGAAGAATTGCAGCGCATGTGCGCTTGGGAATCGCTGGTGGACATCGGCATCTGCCAGAACAACGAGCGTAATCAATACGCCATTGACTACGCGATAGAACACCTCGACATGCAGACGCTCATCCTGATTCCGCGCATCGCGCTGGGTGAGGAGTATGAGGCAAGCATTCCAAACGCTCGTCTCGTTCACTCCAAGATCGGCAAGAAGGATCGGCGCGCTTACATGGAAGAGTTCAAGGATGGCAACCTGCGAACCATGATTGCCACCTCATTGGCCGACGAGGGATTGGACCTGCCGAACGTCGAGCTGCTCATCATGGTGAGCGGTGGCCGGTCGTCACAGAAAACCATTCAGCGGGCGAGCCGCGCATTGCGTAAAACAGATACGAAGAACTGCGCGACAATCGTGGACTTTTCAGACAAGTTCCATCCCATCGGAGCGTTTCACGCGCGCAAACGTCAGAAGTGCTACCGCGAACTTGGTTGCGTTTTCATTCAATGAATTCAATAGAAGCAGTTTCATCGGCATCACCCACGGAGAATGTTGTTCTTCTCATCGGAGAGCTTCGAGCCATCGCTAGGAAGACTGAGACAAAAACCGGCGCATTGATGGTCCGGCGAGTCATCTCAATCGCTCGCCATTGGACGGATACAGATGGCCGATTCCATGAAGACTACGATGAGTTCGAGCTGTCCTCATGGGGCAATGTGGCAGAGAAGATTCTCGATATTCAGAATGGCGCGTTGGTGCGCGTCAAAGGCAGGGTGAAGGTCGAGAAGTGGACCGAAGACGGGGCAACAAAATCAGCAGTCAGGATTGCGGCGGAACACGTTTCAGTCCTCTGCTACTAAGAAAGAACTAAAACATTGAAGAATAGCAGCAAACCTATCGTTGCCGTTGACCCCGGTGTCAGCGGCGGATTCGCGGTCAACACGCCGGACGGCATCGTCCTCCTGTCCATGCCAGAGTCGTTGCCGGACATCTGCGCCACCATCAATCAACTGAAGGTGGCCAACGCAGAACTGTGGGTTGAGGAGCTTCCGCTGTTTGTGTCTCCCAAGACGAAAAGCTCGTCGATGGCGACACTACATCGAAACCTTGGCCGGATTGAATCCGCTGCCTATGCATACGGATACGCTCTTCACAGAGTAGCTCCAAAAGTGTGGCAGGCTTCTCTGGGGCTTGGCGGGAAATCATCGTGCGCCAATTACAACGAGTGGAAGCGCAAGCTGAAAGCCAAAGCTCAGGAACTTTATCCGCATCTGGACGTAACGCTCAAGAACGCTGACGCCTTGCTGATCCTGCACTACGCGATGGGAGGGGGAAGATGATTCACCGAATGCAACGCCCTCCGTCGCCGGAGGAACTCAAGCACTTGTTAATCGCAGCCTTTTGCATGGGCATGATTATCACCGCATGCTATTTCCTGATGTTCGTCCTATGAGCAGCGAAGAACCAAAACCGCTGTCCGATGAGACGGATGTTGATGCTCTTCGCGACGCCATCGATGAGTACAGGGAGTTGGCCAAGGAACTCTTCCTCCGGCTCGGATGCGGATGCGGAGAAGACCTCTGCTGGAACTGCACTCAAGCAAAGAGAAACTACAAAAACATAACCAAGAACTACAAATGAACAACAAGCAGCCAATCGTTAGAGTCTCGGAAGCTGATGAATCAACGCCTCGAATCGATTTCGAGTACATCGACCGGAAGTACAAGGAGTGGTTGATCCGCCGTGGATTCTCCACGGACGACGGCGGAGAACTCGGAATGAAGCGTTCGAAATCTCGGCGCAAAGTTTCTTCACTCAATGAATGACAATTCGAAGCTCCTGAAGGAGGCTCCCGCCCTCGTCGAATACGCCATAGCGCGTGGATGGATGAGCAGACCAAAGAAGCCAAAGCGGACGGATCTTCCGTGGCATGCTTCCGGTTATGGACACATCGATAAACAGAAAGACGACGATGAAATTCAGGAACTCAGGAAACAAATCGGTGGAGGTTGAACTCATCTCCGACGACGTAGAGATACGCATCGGGGAAACCAAATGGTCTGGTGTGGCCTACGTTCGTGAAGGCCGCTCCAAGGTCTATGTTCGCACCAAAGCGGAGTTCAAGGCGAAGTTTGTCCCGATGACGGATGCTACATCCTGAGACATACATCACGGCGCAAGAGCAGCTCTTTCAGAAGTTTCAGGACCGCTCCATTCCGATCCGTCATTGGAGCAAGTACCTGATGACGCCGAAGGAACTGGCTGTCCTTTTCAGAAAGCTCGAACAATCAAATTCAGTTCTCAAAGAAATTGCGTCAACTGACCTTGGACGCAGCGGAGAACTAGCGCGTAAACAACTTGGTATCCAATGAATCAATCGAAGATGGACCGTGCGAGGGCATGGCTCCGAAACACGCCCGGAGCCGTCACCGGACAGAACGGTCATGGCTCAACATTCGCCGTCGCAACCGCTTTGGTTCACGGCTTTGAATTGTCCCGTTCCGAAGCGGAGACGCTTCTGTCGGAATGGAACATGACCTGCCTCCCGCCGTGGAAGCCGCATGAACTGGCCCACAAGATCAACGAGGCGTTGAAGGTGCCGCACGACAAGCCGAAGGGCTGGCTTCTATCCGCCCAAAGTGGGACGCCAGTATCCACAACCGGCAAGTTTATCGTTCAGAAGATCCAAGCAATTCCGCAATCGGAATCCAGATTTTCAACCATCGACTTCCTTAAAGCCTGCTTCGAGAAGGACGAGATTGTCTGCATCTGCAACGACATCATCAGCGACGAGGACGGCAGATGTCGGCCAGCTTCCAAGGGTACATTCCTGAAGCGCGACGAATGGATTGAGAAACATTTCACGCCGCCAATAAGTTCCATGTGGAACGGTCCTGATAGCCGTGGAGCTTATGTCAGGGTCAATCCGTGTTTGGATGAAAGCGGCTCCGATCATGGCGTGGCAGCGTTCCGCCATGTGCTGGTCGAGATGGATGAGAAGACGAAGGACGAGCAATGGACGATCCTGAAGGAGTCCAAGCTGCCGATGTCGGTCGTCATCGATTCGGGCGGAAAGAGTCTTCACGGCTGGGTCAGGGTTGATGCGGCCAACAAAGAGGAGTGGTCAGAGCGAAGAGATGTTGTTTATCGCCATCTGGAGGCGATGGGCATCGACCCGAAGAACAAGAATGCGAGCAGGTTCAGTCGTCTTGCCGGTGTGATGCGCGATGGCAATGAGCAGAAGCTCTTGGCCATCAATGTAGGTTCGGTGAATTGGGAGGCATTCACCGATTACCTTGAGTCTCAGGACATGCCTCAAGAGTTCACGCTTGAGAGCATCATCAGCTACGATCCTGAGAATGATCCTGACAATCTGATTGGCGACAGGTGGATTCGTCGCGGTTCATCGATGCTCTTTGTGGGACAAAGTGGATGCGGCAAGAGTTCGATGGCGTTCTATCAGGGGCTGTGCTGGGCCAGAGGCGCGGCTTGGTTTGGTGTTCAACCTGTCAGACCGCTGAAGATTGCGTACATACAGGCTGAAAATGACATCGCGGATCAGCACGACAGCTTGAAGGGGGCGGCGATGTCCGTATTCGGGCCTGATGCATGGCAGGAGGGTCTGCGCCAAGCTGGCATGCTTTTCTTCCGAGAGGCTACGAGGACGGGTGCCGACTTCGCGACGATGCTGCGGAGGTTGGTGCGGAAGACGAAGTCGGACATCGTCTACATCGACCCGTTGCTTTCGTACATAGGCGGCAATCCGTCAGACATCGAGGTCTGCTCGAATTTCACGCGCCATCTGCTCCAGCCAATAATGATGGAGACGGGCGTGGTGCTGATTCTGGTGCATCACTTCCCGAAGCCGAAGGGGCAGAATGAGAAGCCGGAGAGCGTGGCAGACTTGGCCTACTCAGGCTTTGGCTCGTCTGACCTGACGAACTGGGCCAGAGAGGTGATTGTGATGAAGGAGATTGGCTTCCACAACCCTCGTCGCTTCATGCTTGGAATGGCGAAGCGAGCGGACCGCGCTGGAATGAGAGATGATAAGGACAAGAAGACCGGCTCCATCTTCATCCAGCGCGGTGTTGGGACTATCTCATGGAAGTACGCAGAGCCTGAGAAGTTCGTCGTTGATAAGGCTACGGCAAAGAAGCCGTGGGGCGGACGCTCTAAGCGTTAGCCTTCTCCCGCAAAGCGCGGCGACGACCTTTCGCGGCGAGCGATTGGAACTTCGACTTACCGTATTTTTTGCGTCCGATTGCGGCACTTAATGCCGCAGGATCTTTCACACCCTTCTTCTCAAGCTGGCCAACCAGCTTTTCAAAACGTCCGCCGCCACCGAGTCGCATCTTATCCATAATAGTTACCAGAGGTTTTTGCATGCCCAATACTTGGGCGTTGTTTTATCCTTCGCTTCCGCACAGTTGTGACGGGAGCGAAAATTGGCCCGACGCTTCGGGTTCTTGTGCTTGGTGAAGTCGGAATACCGAACGTCACCAAAATGGACGACAACGACTTTTCCGTTGTCGTTCTTAACGAAGACAGACTTCTTCTTCGGATACGGCGTCACTCCCTCAATCTTCCTAGGAGAGTTGAGCGTCACCTTTCGGCCACGCCAGACGTTACCTTTCTTGGAGAGGGAGGTTTTCATTAGAAACGAGGACGAGGAGGAACACCAAGCGTGTCATCAAAAATAGCCCTCTTGTCTTCAGGGAGACTCGCTTTCGCTTCCTCAGACTGCCTGTTAAGATTGTCCCACTCTCGATTGAACTGAAGCAAAGACATGTTTGAAGCCTTCGCCAACGCCTCGGCTTGCGGTAGAGTGATGTTCGGTTTCAGATTTGAAAAAGCTCTTGGCAGTCGAACAGCATTTCCAAGGAAGTTCTGAATAGTAGGGCTTCCGACCAAGGCATCAACAATCCATCTTGCGCGAGTTGCGCGCATCACAGAGTTGGCCAACTGATCGGGCTGAAGTCGCCCACCTTGAGCTGTCAGGTTTCTAGCGCGATTCCAAGCCATGTAATCATTAATCATGTTGAAGTCGTTAGGCTCCAACACATCTCGAATGATTTGCATCCGATTTGGGTCTTGAACTATGTCATCAAGACTCTGAATTCCACGCCTGAGATTTGCCGGTCCAGTTTCTGAAACGTGATTTAGAACAGCAATTGCAGCGTTTGCACGAACTGCATCGCGAGTTGCAGGATTGAGTTGATTCAACGCATTCTGAACAACCTGTGGATTTTCAGAACGGAAAACAAAGTCCCGAACAAACTGAGAAGGATCGGTATCAGGATTCAGTTGGTTTCTCTGCACACGCCGAGTGGTCGTGTTGAAAAACTCTTCCGCCCTATCTCTGGCCTGTCTTGCCAAATTCGCAACGGTGTTCCGAAGGGTCGGAGATGCGATGGTTCCAAGATTGTCTGTTATCTCGGTCAACGCCTGCGGGCTGATTCCAGTCGCAACCGGAATCGACATCCCGACGTTTTGGGCGCGAACAGCATCGTTCAAAATAGATTGAAGTCTGTTCGCGTTTGCCTCACCTCCAGCGACAATATTTCTAACTCCTTGAGGAAGCTCTCTGAAATTGTTTGAAAAAGACGAAAGGCTTTCAGTTGGAACGCCGCCGATATCAACGGTTCCAGCTCCTCTCAAAGAGTCGATAAAGCCGCGCCTGATTTGGTCGAACTGAATCCGGCCTTGAGCGGTTGTCGTCAGCAGGTTTCTTACAGATTCAAAACCAGCAGGTGAACTCGCCAAATCCGCAAAGAACTGCTCGGTGTTTTGATATCCACCGTCTCTGGCGGGAATCGTTGCCCTTCGGATGATTGGGTTTTCTTGGAGAAGATTGAATCGATTCTCGGCAGCTCGTTGAGCCGCAACAACTTCACCTTCAATCCCAAGTCTACGAGCAGAGGCAAGCTCCTCTTGCTTCAATGAAGACCTGAGCCTTCGAAGCTGGTTTTGAGCTACCCCCGGAGCAAACTCGTCAAAATAATGGATGAGCCGGTCAACGGACTGACGAAGCCCGACCATCTGCTCAAATGTTTGAGGACTGCCAGCAACATCAAGCAATGCTCTTGCCCTAGAAGATGCTTCATTAAAAAACTGAGAAGGGATTCGCTCTACCGTTGTGGTAGGTGTACCACCAATGATTGGAGATGGAGTGGTTGTGATTCTCTCCTCAGTTGCAAGCGTTCCAAGAATTTCGTTGATTGTATCCCGAAGATTTTGGCTTGGAGCAACAGGGGTTTCAGGCTGACCACCAAGCCGAGTAGCAAGAGTGTTTCTTGCGTTAGCGTAAGCGTTGTCAACAACACCGCTCAACCGCTGTTCTTCTCCGCGAATAAATCCAACGGAATTATTAGCCGCATCTTGAATAGAGGCGGCTCTTGGGGAGCGAGGAAGTATGGTTCCGATAACTCCCTCCACCTCTCCAACAGCCTGACCTCCGGCAGCAGCCACGCCGCCTCGCAAAGCCTGTCGAGATGCAGCTTCAGCACCAAGAACCTCTTGTTGAGCCGCCTGAGCCGTCGCGCGTTCTTGTTGCGCCGGAATTCCGAGCTGTCCGCGAATTCGTTGAGGGAGAGCTTGCTGTGCGGCAAGACCGCTTGATCCGGGACCAAAAGTTCCCGGCACATTTCTTCCTGTTTGCTGCGTAGCGGTCAGCGGTGCAGTTCCAGCACCAAGCGTTTCCTCAAGACGTTGGCCAGCTTGCCTTCCTTGTTGGGCAATCTGCTCCTCTGTGGTTAACTGTCGAGCTTGACGCGCAAGCGTACCCGTTGCTCCTCCGGTAGCGGCACCAAAAATCGCAGGAAGAGAAATCTCGTTTCCAATCTCCTCAAGCGTTGGAAGCCTCCCCTGATCGATGTACTTCTGAAGAACGTCTCCAAACGCAGCGGTAGCGGCATTGACTCCAGCTTGTGTAGCCCCTTGAGCTAATCCAGCCGCGATAGGGCCAGCGGTTCCTTGAAACGGACGCAACACGGGAGTCCCCGCAATAGCGGCAGACTTCAAAACCCTCCCCGGTTCAATCCGTTCCCGCTTTCCCTCTAAAATTTGTTTTGCCTGTTCAGCTGTTTCACCTGCACCTCCAGCAAGCGCGGTGTATGCAGCAGCCGGAATAACACCAAGACCTCCAGTTGCAAATCCAGCCGCCACAGGAAGCGCAGTCGCAAGCGCGCCTTCTGGAACCGTTTCTTCAAACATCGACGGCGCGCCAGCAGCCGCAAGACGCTGTTCCTCTTCCATCATCGCCTGACCAAGGCGAGCGGAATCGCTCATCGTCGCTTGCCTGACCTGCTCTGGAGAAAGAGCAGAAACAAGTCCCTGCTCTTCACGACGGCGCATTTCGCCAATCGTGGCCGACTTCTGAACCGCCTGATTCAACTGAGCAGTAGAGCCAACAACCGCAGCAGCTTCGACCTGAGGAATGGTTGCCGGTTTGGCAGCGGCTCTTTGAGCAATAATTCGCTTTGCGGCAGACTGGATAACCTCGTTTGAAGTTCCGTCAGGAAACTCAAGAATTCCAATACCCTCGATTTCGGCTTCGATTGGCATAATTTATTGAACAATGTTTCCTTGAGCGTCTAAACGAATTCTGGTTTTTTCTTGAGTAACCGGAACAACTGGAGCCACTTGAGACTGCTGTTGTCCAAACGGAGTGAGCGGCAGCTTGTACTTCACGACAAGCTCGTTGGCCAACTTAACTTGCTCTGGAGTAACTTTGTACTTCGTCTTAAACGAATCAACCGTGTTCCACAAATCCTCCGCAGCGAAATTTGCGAAGTTATTAACATCGTTGACGAAGTTGTTGCTCTTGATGTCGCCGATGGCGGATTTCAAACGGGTGGCTTCAGGCTGCGTAACCGCTTTTCCTGAAGTTGCGAACGCCTCATCGTTGAAAACCTTTTGAAATCTCTGAAGAAGTCCGTAAGCACTCTTCTCTTCATCTGTCTTGGCCGTTTTTGCCCTGCGAAGAAGCTCCT